ACTAGAGGATAGGTATCATACCATCTTAACCATTTTGTTGATGCTTTATATTCAAATAGGTAGAGATGACCTCTTCTAACACCTTTCCTTGATTCATTTGTGTCTTGAAAGAGTTCATCTTGCTTATCATCAGAATTTTCGTCTGCTAGTAGTTGTGTTATTGGTTTGTTATGGTATTCTGCAGACAAATATCGCAGTTGCTTCCTATACCAACCAACCGATCTTGGTTCGTTACCTGCTCTTTCTTTAATTTTCTCGAATAGGGTTTCAGACATTTAAGTCTTTCTCCGTGAGTATTACAAATGATAAATTCCTTTCTTTACACCACTTTCTAGCATATTTCCACTTTGCCTGATTAACAAGATATGTTAGACATTCTGCTTTGTATCTAGCAGTTTTTCTTTTTGGTTCCTTCGGTGGTTTGCATTGTTTCTCTGGTTTTATTTCTATGATACTTTCTTTTACGTTTCCACCTCTTTCCTTAGTTTTCATATAGAAATCTGGGTAGTATCTATGAATTTTACCATCTTTAGGTGATCTGTATGGTATGAATAGTTCTTCACTAGCCCATTTGGTAACAGATGGTTTGGTATCACAGAAGTTCATGAATTTACGTTCCCATAGTGACCTATAAATGATCTGTGTTGGGTCACCTTTATACTTTTTAGGGTTTATTGGTTTATACTTCCCAGAATAAGCCATATATAATATAGGAATTCTCTAATTATTTAGATCAAGATGATCTCAGAATACGTCTCACAAATGGCGAAAAGGGGTGGAATGGCAAAATCCACTGGATTTGCTATCACTTTTACATTGCCAGATACGTTGAAAAACTATCTAAAAGATCATATAGAGATGACTGATAAACCTCTATACGAACAGTTTTGTGATGAAGCGAATTTACCAGCATCAAATGCAGCAACTGGTCAAATAACTGGTAGATATCTTGGAGAAGGATCTGTATCATACCCACATACTAAGATGTATACGGATTTTTCTTTATCATGGATGGCTGATGCTAACATGGAACCATACAAGTTTGTTCAAGGATGGTGGCAATACATTTTTGCTGAAAATGATCAAGAAGGTCAATTGTATGATGCTGGTGGATATTATAATCAGACAAATGATAAATTATACAATAGACCTACTAGATTGAGATTTCCATCAGATTATCACGCAGATATTCTCATTTATAAGGCAGAAAGGGGTGTTAATAGTGAGGTAGGCAGAATGTCTCAAGCACATATTATACAACAGGCATATCCTTACTCAGTGGATTCTGTTCCTTTATCATTTGGAATGGATCAGTTAGTTAAAGTTACTGCAAACTTCCATTATAGTAAGCATTTCGTCAAATATGCCGATCAAAGAACAGCATAAATAAAAGAAAATCTTATTATGGCATTACCAACGGTTACCGCACCGACCTATGAATTGGAACTACCATCAAGCGGTAAGAAAATTAAATATCGTCCATTCTTTGTTAAGGAAGAGAAAATATTACTCCTTGCAATGGACTCTAAAGATGAGAAGCAAATAACACAAGCATTGATAGATGTATTGAAAGCTTGTATTACAACTCGTGGTGTGAAAGTAGAAGATATGCCTAGTTTTGACTTAGAGTATGTTTTCCTTAAGATTCGTGCTGCTTCAGTTGGTGAAGAGATAGTACTAAATGTAACATGTTTAGATGATGGTAAGACAAAGGTTAGTCATACTATTAACATTAATGATGTAAATGTGTTTAAACCAAAGGGTCATAGTGATAAGATAATGCTCAGTAAAGATGTTGGTCTTATTATGAAGTACCCTAGTCTTCATCATTTCATAAATGTTGGATTCTTGGAAGATAAAGAGGTTGATGGACTTAATGTTGTTCTGAACTCTATTGATCAGATATTTGAAGGTGAGGAAGTAACAGAAGCAAAGGACTGCACTACAAAAGAACTTCAGTCATTTATTGAGAGTTTAACCCAAAGGCAGTTTCAAAAGATAACTAAATTCTTTGAGACAATGCCTAAATTAAAGTATGACTTTAAGGTAATTAATCCAGAAACTAAGAAGGAGAATAAGTATACATTGGAGGGACTACAAAGTTTTTTCGCATAGCACTCTTCCACACCTCTCTGGAGGAGTACTTTCAGACAAACTTTGCTTTGATGCAACACCATAAATACAGTTTGACAGAGCTAGATAATATGTTTCCTTGGGAACGAATTGTATACCTCGCACTTCTTACCCAATATCTTGAAGAACTCAAGAACCAACAGCAAAAATAATGGCTTCAGGAACTCAATCATACACAACTACTTCAGGATCGTTGATCGATCCTGCTAGGAGAGTATGGGAAGATAGAGATAAGCATAAGAAAAAGATTGAAGGGTTCAAAAGGCGTTTGAATACAATCTATGACATGTATTCACAGGATGTGTTGGGTGCAGCATCCCAAACACCTATGCTTTCTTCTGGTTCTGATTTCTTACTTGAGCCTGGAGCAAAAGCTTTACCACCTGCTCAAGATCTTATAGAGGGTAGTAGTGATGGTAGTGCATCTAATGCTATCGTTGATGTATTAGGTACGATTTCTGATGATATTGCTGCACAGAATCAGTTAGTAGCTTTTCAGACTAAAGCACTTACTGACTTATTAAGTACTACGAAGAAGTTAGCAGCAGACGAGAAGAGATTAAGAAAGGAAAGAAGACTAGAAGCTGGTGAAGATTTATCTGGTACACAAGGTGTAATAAAGAAACTTGCTGGTGGAAAAAGTGGTGGTGGAGGAGGTGGTTTTGACCTCTTTGGTGCTATAGATGGAATTACTGATACTATCCAATTAGTCAGGATGTTCCGCAAGGGCAAGTGGTTGTCCAAACTCAACAAGGGAATGAAGGGATTCAATTTTAAGAATCCATTTAAGAACTGGGGTAAAGCAAGTAAAGCTAGTAATGTTAAAAGCACAAGTAATCTCTTAGAAGCAAGTAATCTTACTTCATTTAAAAAGAGTGGAGAGGTAACAAGTCTTGGTAAGAATGCTAAAATATTCGATGCAATTGAAACAACAGCAGAAGTTATACCACCAGGTTCAACTGTTAATAATCTTGTAAAGACTGCAACTAATACCAATAAGATTGTAAATAATACCTCTGATGCTTCTAGATCATTGAGTAATGTTAATGATCTCAGTAAAGTAATTGATGTTAAAAATCTCAACAAAGTTGATAAGGTTGTAGAACCTGTATCTGCAATAACTAAAGTTGATAATATAATCCCTCCTGGTGCTAGTAAAGCAATAAAGGGTCTGAATAAAACTCCTCTAAAATATGCAATACCTGGTGTGAGTGGTGTTAGTGGAATTGCTAACATTGCTTCAGGTAATTATGCTGAAGGTGCTTTAGATCTTGCTGATGCTGGAACAGATGTTGCTATAGCAACTGGTGCTATGTCAACAACTAGTGGTGCTGGTGCAGTAATGGGTCCAGCGATAGCAGTTACTGGTGCTGGATTAGTTTCTGGATGGCTTGGTGAATTAACTCGTGGTACTGATGAATGGGTACGTGGTGATGGTAAGAATGCTGTAAGGAATGCACTTGGTGATATTACTGCATTTGGATCTGCTGCATTAGAAACAATTGGTACTCCTTTTACTGGATTGTTTTCAGGTATTGATTCTCTTATTAAGCATGGTAACTTCTCTGAGTCTAATAAGAAGATGGCCAAGGTTGACTCTAACATACGAGAAGGATTTAGAAAATTCTTTAATGCTGTTGACTTCATGGATGTTGTTAGTGATGATGTTGGTGGATGGGGAACTTTGAGTTGGTATGGTAAGGAAAATGTGGATGAGGCCAATGAGCAGTTGTTGAAGGATAAAGGAATAACTACTGAAAATGAAAATGTAGAGACTAATAACGAAACGAAAGAGAAACTTATTACTAGTAGTGCGAATATGATTGAAAAGACCACTGATATTGAGAAGTCTATAATAAAGACTGTCCTTGATGGTGGTACTAGTGGAGATGAAGAACTAGATCAGAGGATATTTAATCATTATAGAATTTTAGAATTGAAGAGTAAGATAGCTTCTGCTGAACCTGGTAGTTCTAAAGAATTAGATGCTATGATAGAAGAGTTGGCTGGTCTTGAGTCGGGAGAAATAAATGCTGAAAGACCTATATTTACAAGTGGTGACGATGTAAGTAGTGTTACTAATGGTGACGAAACTAACATTACTACTGCAAATAATACTACAGGTGATATTAATAACATTAGTAAATCTGACAATACTGTTAATAAAGTATTGAATCAGAAAGTGACTGAGACACCACAAGAGAAACCAATCATTGTTAACGTAGCAAATAATAATACAGGTGGAAATAGTCAGGGTAATGAGACTAGTGGAGAACATGTGACTAAATTGAATGATAGTAATACTGATGCATTCAAGAATCTTAATTTACAGAGTGTTGTAGCAGCATGACGGAATCTACTAACCAAGTATCAGCAACAACCTTTTCGTTTGAAAAGATTGTATTAACAACCCCTGAAGGTAATGCCTTTGATATTACTGAGCTTGTTATGGGTTTCTCATACTATGAAGATATTACTAAAGGTTTTGTTAGTGGTAATTTAAGTATAGTTGATTCTGGATTTAATGTTAGATCAACTGCTCCCATACATGGATATGATTTAGTGGAGATCGTTGTTAATGGTCCTGACGAAGAAACGTATGAAATGAAATTTCGTACCTATCGTGTTGGAGATGTCTTTATGAGTCAGGGTAAACAGTCCTATAACATAGGGTTGATATCTGAAGAGGCATTACTTAATGAACAGAAGAAAGTATGTAAGAAATTTATTGGGACTCCTACTGAAATAGTTAGAGCAATCTTGACTGAATATTTTGAGGATGATACTTTAGTAGCAGATAATACTAAGAACAAAACTGTTGTTTTACCTAACAATAGAAATCCTTTCTCTGTCTGTTCTATGTTAGCAGATAGATCTATGTCTGAATTGAATAGTGCAGGGTGTCTGTTCTTTAGAAATGCTAATGGTTTTCAGTTTAGATCTATTGATACCTTATGTGATGTCTCTGAAGGTGCATCTGGTGATGGTCGTTTGGTTAAGCAGTTCATTGAGTCTCAGAATACAAGTGGAAACATGGAACCAACTAATATATTATCTGTTGCATTCTTGAGTGATGTTAATTTGATGGAAGCTTTGAGATTGGGTGTGTATTCAAGTGAGTTGCAGTTGTTTAATATTGATACAGGTGAGGTTGAGATTAAAAAATATAGTCTATCTGATAATTTTGATAATCAAAAGCATTTGGGTACTCAAGATGGTTTGAATCAAGCACAACTCATTACTGCTGCTAGTCCTACTAGGATAGCATCTGCTGTGATATCAAATGAAGTTAATTATAGTGGTCAGGGTGTAGCAAAAGATGATGCTGAGTACAAAGATTGGACTGATCAATTGTTACTACAGTCTTTCTCTCGTAACTATATACTAAATACACAAGGATTAAGAATCGAAGTCCCAGGAAATCTCGATTTAGTTGTGGGTGATAGGGTTCGTGTAATCCTTCAAAACGCTATACCAGCGTCTGAAAGGGAGAAAGAAGATCAAGTAGATACTGTTAATAGTGGTTTCTACCTTATAACTCAATTATCACGGTTATATAACAAAACCAATTATAACGTCACTACAGTGCTAAAATTGCAGAGAGACACCTATGGTGCTCCTGATTAACTCTCATATTCTAATCTAGGAATAACAAATATGAAAAGTATAGAAGAACACATCCAAAAAGACAAAGACATTATAGATGATCCTACAACTAATGCTGCAGCTCGCAGACATTATAAGGAAGAACTACATGAACTCGAAGAGTATGTAGAGCACCATAAGGCAGAGATCGAAGCAGGTGATCATCATGATCCTAATGCTATTGAACTCTTTTGTGACCAACATCCAGACGAGCCTGAGTGCTTGATTTATGACGACTAAATATGGATCCTGTAGTTAGCTCAATACTACCTAGATCACAGATTGGTGTATCACCAACATGGTGGGTAGGACAAGTAGAAGAAGTTG